CGGAGCACAAGCCCTAAGAAGGTAAGATTATCGCAATCTGCACAGGCCATAGCAAAAAGATTGGGAGTTCCACTCGAAGAATACGCCAAACAAATGGCTGCATTAAATAAATCAGAGGTATAACGATGGCGGAAAATAGAATCAAGAGAGATAGCGAAACCCGCGAAAAGAATACTCGTAAGCGTTCATGGCAAAGGCCAGAGGTATTACCCTCGCCAAAGCCACAGGACGGCTATGAGTTTCGTTGGATACGCGTATCTACTCAAGGTCAAACAGACGCCACTAATGTATCCTCAAAACTACGTGAAGGTTGGGAGCCAGTTAAGGCTGAAGATCACCCAGAGTTTGCATTAACCGACAAAGACGAAAGATTTGAAGGTAACATTCTGCAAGGTGGTTTATTGCTTTGTAAGGCTCCAGCAGAGCTAGTCAAGGAGCGTAATGACTATTACGAAAACCAAACTAGATCGCAGATGCACTCTGTAGACAACAACCTCATGCGCGAAAACGATCCTCGTATGCCTTTATTCAACGAGCGCACTACAAAAGTTACCAATTTTGGTAAAGGAACTTAAATTTTTTGTTAAGAGGTTAACATCATGGCTTATCCAACAGTCGATGCCCCTTATGGGCTGAAGCCGGTAAAGCTACTTAGTGGTGTTCCATACGTAGGTACAGTTCGTCAATACAGCATAGCCAGCGGCTATGGGACGGACATTTTCTATGGGGATGCTGTTAAGCTAGTAACTGGCGGCACCGTCGAGCGTGATACGTTTGATGCTGCTATGACTCCTATTGGGGTCTTCATGGGTGTTACTTACACCGATCCTAGTACTTCACAAGTCACTTTTAGACAGTACTACCCAGCAAGCACAGCCGCTTCAGATATTAAAGCGTATGTGTGTGATGCTACGGATGTATTGTTTAAGGTCGCTGTTGTGTCGTCTGGCACCACCATTGGTGATCTAGCTATCACTGATATTGGCGCTAATGTGGCTGGAGTAGACAATACCGGAAGCACCGTAACAGGTAATTCTGCAAGTGCTATTTCAGATACGTCTGCTACCACAGCTACGCTTCCATTCCGTATTGTTGAGTTGGTTGAAGAAACCAAGAACTCTTCTGGCGGATTTACAGAAGCGTATGTTAAGTGGAATGCAGGTCACGCATTTGACAACACCACTGGTATTTAAGGAGTAAGGTAAAATGGCAATTTCTCGCGCCCAGCTACTGAAAGAACTCCTGCCCGGACTGAACGCTTTGTTTGGAATGGAGTACGCAAAATATGGTGAAGAGCACACAGAAATCTTTGAATCAGAGACTTCTGACCGTTCTTTTGAAGAAGAAACCAAGTTGTCTGGTTTCTCCGCTGCCCCCGTCAAAGACGAAGGTGCTGCGATTGAATACGACAACGCACAAGAAGCATTCACTGCTCGTTATACGCACGAGACCGTGGCTATGGGCTTTTCGATCACTGAGGAAGCAATTGAAGATAATCTCTACGATTCGCTCTCTGCACGTTATACGAAGGCTCTGGCACGCGCTATGGCGTACACCAAGCAAGTGAAGGCGGCGACTATCCTTAACAATGCGTTTGCATCAGGCACCACTTACGGTGACGGTAAGACGCTTTGTGCAACGGATCACCCGCTTGTTTCTGGTGGCACCAACTCAAACCGTCCCGCTGTTGCGGCTGACCTTAACGAAACTTCTTTGGAAGCGGCTGTTATTCAGATTGCAGGTTGGACTGATGAGCGTGGTTTGCTGATTGCAGCACGGCCCACCAAGCTGATTATTCCACCAAACCTACAGTTTGTAGCAACTCGTTTGCTTGAGACTGAAGGTCGTGTAGGAACGGCTGACAACGACTTGAACGCATTGCGTAACAACGGATCTATCCCCGGCGGTTACTCAATCAATCACTATCTAACTGATACTGATGCGTTCTTCTTGATGACCGACGTACCTAATGGTCTTAAGCACTTTGTTCGTTCTCCGATGGCTACATCTATGGATGCAGACTTCGATACGGGCAACTCGCGCTATAAGGCAAGAGAACGCTATAGTTTTGGCGTATCAGATCCGTTAGGAATTTTCGGGTCACCCGGAGCGTAAAACGCTCTACAAAGAGAGGGGCACTTGTTGCCCCTTTTCTTTTTCTGCTGTATAAGTATTTCATCCCTGACAGGCGCATCCCGTGCCTGACATAGCCGAGACAGGAGATGACAATGGCTAATACTACCTTTTCGGGTGCGGTGCGATCTGAGAGCACCTTCAAAACTATAAGCAAAGACAGCACTTCTGGTGCTATCACTGAAGTCGCAACTATCGGTGACGGCCCCGTTAGTCTTTCTGATGGAAATGTTACGCTCACTAATGCAACTCATAGCGGAAGGATTCTTCTTGTCCCTGATGGTGGTCAAGATAATACTTACACGCTTCCAGCTCCTATTGCTGGATCTGTTTTTAGGTTTATCTACGCTGGTGGCGCTGCTGATGCCACTGATGCGCTTATTGTTACTCCCGGTAACACTAATTTTTATATTGGTGGTGTCACTTTCCTAGATACAGATGGCAACGAGGTTAGCTCAGTATTCTCTGATGGCGACTCTAACAGCAGCATACAGTTAAATGTGCCTGCTGGCTTTGATGTGACAATCATTGGTCTGAACACTACCAACTATCAAATCTTTGGGAATGTAACTAGCACCACTGCTCCCCAGTTTGCTGACCAGTAATAGGAGGCAGTCATGGCTGATGCAGTAGCGTCTCAAATAATAGTTGATGGGCCATCTTTTGTGGCTATCAAACTAACAAACATCTCTGATGGCACTGGCGAGTCTGCTGTTACTAAAGTAGATGTGAGTGCGTTAGAAGCAGATTCACGCACAGGACTGTCTTGCACTGACGTTAATATAGAACGTATATGGTGGCAGTGCATTGGTATGAAAGTGCGTATCTTGTTTGACGCAGATACAGATGTTATGGCGATAGAACTAGGTGAGAACCAAAGTGGTAACCACGACTATTCTATATTTGGTGGGCTGACTAACAATGCAGGAACCGGCAAGACGGGGGACGTAAAGTTCACCACTGTCGGAGCTAGTAGCGGCGACACATATACCGTCATATTGTATTTACGTAAGAAGTTTGGCTAATAACCTTGCGTAGTTACTACAAAAAGAAGACTGAAAGCTGCCCTTCTTTTAAGAAGGGTGGTATGCCGCCCCGCAACAAGAAAAACTTTCGCCCCACAAAAAGTGGCGCAGGTATGACTGAAGCGGGGGTTAAGGCGTACAGAAGAAAGAACCCCGGAAGTAAATTACAGACGGCGGTTACTGAGAAAAATCCTACGGGTAAACGAGCAGCACGCAGAAAGTCTTTCTGTGCGCGTTCAGCGGGTCAAATGAAAAAATTCCCTAAAGCAGCGAAAGACCCTAACTCAAGGCTGCGACAGGCGCGAAAAAGATGGAGATGCTAACTTGGCATATTTACAAAGCAACATCCCGCACTTCAAGTGCTGGGTGCGGCGGGAGTATACCCATAACCATGAGAAGTACCACGGCGAGTTTATTCACGCTATGGCTATCGCGGTTACGACTATACCCTGCAGGTGTTTGAGTTTTCAGGTAATTTTTACTGGAGCAGAAACTTACGATGATGAGAACGAACCTAACATACATGGTGGCGCTATGTGGGCACGTATGCCTATAACAGCACTATGTGGGGACACTCCGTATGACGAGTGGCCTGTGCCTATGGATGTATGGGCAGCGCAACCGTGGGATTGTAGTTCTCGCACACACGCCGTTTATGTGCTTGATAGAGCGACACCTTGCCCTTGGTTAGCAAAGATTGACGGTGACTTCTACCCAGCAAAGTATATGTTTACGGTAGATTACACAGATTCAGAAATAGGCGATGACCCTGCTCAACACAAGCAGAGTCACGTTATGGAGCTTTTAGACGCTGGTGAATGGACGGGGAACATAGTAGCCCTGCCTAACAATAGAGTGCGTGTTACGCATCCAGCATGGTTTGAAACGGGGGAAGGTGCACCAGACTTTAAACCGTCACAGCACGTTCACTATAGTAAATCAGATCTTGATTACACGTTGGACGTTAATCAGATATTTAACAACTTGTACGCGGAGTAAGTCATGGCTAGAAGACGCATGAGTTTTGGCAGAACAACCAAAGATGAGCCGGTAAGAACAAAAACAAATCGAGGTCGTAGCACCACCACACGCCGGACACCAAGATCTATTCCCAGAAATGTGGCTAAGGAGATGGATCCGAAAGGGCCACCTAAAGGCACTAAAAGTATCCTAGAGAGAAGTAAGCCTACAGCAGATGCCATGACTGTGACCAAAACAGCCACTAAGCCTAAAGCAGGTGCGAAGGCTACTCCAAAAGTTGCAGCTCCACCCAAGGTAACAAAAAGACCTCAAGTAACAGGTAAAGGCACGGATAAAGCGTCTAGGAATGTTAGTCGTGAAGGGCCAATGGGCAAGAGAACGCTTGCAAATGTTACTCGTGAACAATTAACAGCTGCGGGACTAACTACCGGGCCTAAAGGATTACGTACTTACCTAAACAAGTTTGATGAATTAGGTAGACGACCTAAACCTTCTGATTTCAAAAAACCCGCTGAGAATAAAAGCGTCAGACGCACAGGGTCTGCTAGACCTATGAGCGAGCGTAAGTTTATGGCTGGCGGTATGAAGTCCAAGATGTCTACCAAAGGTGGTATGGCTGGCGGCAAGAAGAAACCACCCGGTATGATGGGTGGTGGCATGAAGTCTAAGATGTCTACTAAGGGCGGTGCTATGGGCGGCAAGAAGAAGCCACCCGGTATGGCGGTTGGCGGTCTTAAACCTGCACCAGAGGGAAACAAAGGTAAAGGTCTTAGGAAGCTACCAAAAGAAGTCCGCAACAAGATGGGCTTTATGCAAGCTGGTGGTATGAAGAAGCCCAAGGGCTATGCTAACGGCGGTAAGAAGTCTAAAGGCTACGCTGCTGGCGGTATAAAGTCCAAGATGGCTACCAAGAAAAAAGCCACTAAGCAGAAAGTCCGAGGCGCGGGTATTGCTCGTAAAGGTGTACGCCCAGCGAAGATGCGATGAGGCGGTATTATAAGTCAGGCGGTAAGGTTAAATCGAAGGGGAAGATATGCCCTGCTGGTAAGGCATGGGCTAAACGAACCTTTGATACTTACCCGTCTGCCTACGCAAATATGGCGGCTTCTAAGTACTGCAAAGACCCTAATTACGCTAAAGGCAGTAAAAAGAAAAAACCAACCTCTCCAGCGTCTGCTAGAGGTCGTAAGCGAGTCAGAAGTTAATGGCTAAAGATCCTAAAGTAGGAACAGGTAAGAAGCCAAAGGGCAGCGGTAGGCGGTTGTATACGGACGAGAATCCTAAAGATACGGTGTCTATAAAGTATGCAACTGCGCAAGATGCTCGTGACACGGTGGCTAAAGTAAAAAGAATAAGGAAGCCATTTGCTAGGAAGATACAGATACTGACAGTGTTAGAACAAAGAGCTAAAGCTGCAGGTAAACATACGCAAGCAGACATTGCAAAACGAGGCAAAGAGGCCATACGCAGGGCTAGGAAGGTTAGCTGATGGGACAGCTTAAACAGTGGCGAGATCAACAGTGGGTTCGTATTGGCACCGATGGCAAGATCAAGGGGCCATGCGGCACGTCGAAAGATAAGAAAAACCCAGACCGTTGCCTACCAAAAGCTAAAGCACAGTCTCTTAGTAAAGAAGAGCGAGCTAAAACCGCTAGGAAGAAAAAGAAAGCGGGGGCAAGAGGCAAGACGGTGGTTTCTAATACACCTAAAGCTAAGGTACGTACATCTCCAGCTTCTGCAAAAGTTAAGAAACCTACATCTCCAGCGTCTGCAAGAGGTAGGGGCATTATCAGAAGGAGTGAAGGTGGCCCTGTTCGTGAAAATCATAAGGGTTGCGGGGCTGTCATGGGTGGCCGCAGAAAGAAAACTTTGTATGTGAGAGGTACTAAGAGTGGCTAAATTAGAGGTTTTTCAAAACGGTAATTTTTCTGATGGTCGGCCTGTATTCCAAGTCGGAAGCAAGAATGAAGACGGCAGCTATAACATTGTTAATGCTAACCTGATGAGCGAAGAAGAGGCCAATGCGGTGTTAGCCGAACTACAGCCTGCACCTAAGAAAGAAGCGGCACCTAAAAAAGAAGCAGCGCCTAAGAAGGCTCCAGCTAAGAAAGCAGCTAAGAAGAAATAGATGGCTACTTCTGGAACAACAGCATTTGATATGGACTTCACGGAGATCGCTGAAGAAGCGTGGGAACGTGCGGGCCGTGAAATGCGTTCTGGGTACGATTTACGTACTGCTAGACGTTCTATGAATCTGTTGACTATAGAGTGGCAGAATCGTGGCATAAATCTGTGGACTATTGATGAAGGCACGGTAACGCTTGTAAAAGGCACATCACAATACGATTTACCAGCCGATACGATTGATCTGTTAGAGCAGGTCATACGCACAAACAGTGGGGACGAATATACCCAGCAAGATCTAACAATAAATCGTATTAGTGTTAGCACTTACGCATCTATACCTAATAAGCTAACAGAGGGTAGGCCGATACAGGTTTACATAGAGAGACTTGTAGCTAACCCAAAAATAAACGTATGGCCTGTACCAGATAAGAACAGTGAGTACGTATTTAAATATTATCGTATGCGTAGGATACAGGACGCTGGTAGTGGTATAGAAACCGCAGACGTAAACTTTCGTTTTTTACCATGTCTTGTTGCAGGTTTAGCGTATTACATCGCTATGAAAGACCCAGATTTAGCGCCTCGTATACCTCTTCTTAAGGATGTTTATGAAGAGCAATTTAAGTTAGCTGCTGAAGAAGACAGGGTAAAAGCACCAGCTAAGTTTGTACCCAGAATAAGTTATGTCTAGGAGATTTGCGTCAAATAAAATCGCTGTCGCTATGTGCGATATATGTGGTTTTCGTTACAAACTACGTGAACTGAAAGAGATAATACGGAAGGGCAGGACTACAAATTTAAAAGCGTGCCCTGAGTGTTGGAGTCCCGATCACCCTCAGTTAAAGTTGGGTGAGTTTCCTGTGGATGACCCACAGGCTATACGTGATCCTAGACCAGATAGAAGTCTAGGAGAATCGGGGACAAATAGTAGTAGGCAAATACAGTATGGGTTTAACCCAGTTGGAGTGGGTAGAGATCCTTTTGGTCTTACTCCTAATAATTTAGTAGCTACTGGACAAATAGGGACGGTAACAGTAACGACAACTTAGGTGATCTTATGAAAAAGATGAGCAAAATAAAGCCTGTAAAGGACGCACCAAAAACAGATATGAAAAATGTTAAGACCACAGGTATTAAGATTCGTGGCACAGGTGCAGCTACAAAAGGCACAATGGCAAGAGGGCCGATGGCATAGTATATGAGTATGACCTACTCAGAACTGACTGCAAATATACAAGATATTTGTGAAACCACGTTTACAAGTGACCAGATTGCGTTATTTACAAAACAGGCAGAGCAGAACATATATAACACTGTTCAGCTTCCTTCACTTCGTAAAAACGTAACTGGCACTGTTACTACGGGTAACAAATATCTGGCTGTACCGTCTGATTTTTTGTACACGTACAGTTTAGCTGTAGTCAACAGTGATGGGTCTTTCGCCTTTTTGCTTAACAAAGACGTTAACTTCATTCGTGAAGCGTACCCCACGCCTACGTCTACTGGCACTCCAAAACACTATGCTAATTTTAATGATGAGACGTTTATTCTTGGTCCTACTCCTAGTGCAGATTTAACTGTAGAGCTTCATTACGGGTACTACCCAGAGTCCATTGTTACGGCGAGTACGTTACCGTGGCTAGGAGAAAACTTTGATTCTGCGCTATTAAATGGAGCGTTGGTGGAAGCTATACGTTTTATGAAAGGCGAGCCGGATCTTGTGCAGATGTACCAGCAGATGTACCTACAGTCTATTACTTTGTTGAAGAACATGGGTGACGGTAAGTTACGTGGCGACACATACAGAGAAGGTCAGTATAGGCAGTCGGTAACGTAATATGTTTATGAAAGCACCAGAAATGGAAATAGGACAGGTTTCAGTGGCTACCACTGAATATAAAGGGCATGACCCAGAGTATTGGGCTGAACAGGCTACTAATCGTATTGTGAGTGTTGGAAGTAATTGTCATCCAGCTATAGCTCAACAGGCAGAAGCATTTAAAGAAGTCGTGCAAACACTAGTTTGTCTGTATATGAAAGAAGCAATAAAAAGCGATAGGACTACGTTAATCGCTGAGTTATTGAAACAAGGCCATGAAGATATGGCTGAAATACTTAGGAGAGTCTAATGGCTATATCAACCGCTATGTGCACATCGTTCAAGCAAGAGTTGCTTGTTGGTACTCACAACTTTACAGCTACTTCTGGTAACTCGTTTAAGTTGGCTTTGTACACAAGTTCAGCATCTTTAGGTGCTAGCACTACCGCTTATTCAACATCTAATGAAGTGTCTGGTACAGGGTATACAGCAGCGGGTGCAGCACTCACAAGCGTAACGCCGACTACATCAGGCACTACAGCGTTCTGTGACTTCAGCGACCTAACCTTCTCCAGCAGCACAATAACTGCGAACGGAGCACTAATATATAACGACACTCAAAGCGACAAAGCTGTTTGTACTCTAGCTTTTGGTGGCGACAAGACCAGCACTGCTGGGGACTTTACTATTACGTTCCCTACAGCAGACGCTAGTAACGCGATCATACGTATTGCTTGATATGTTGTGGCCCAACAAACTCAACAGAGGCAGATGACCGAAGAAGAGTATTTAAGGTGGGTCAAACAGCAACAAGATCAAAGTCATAACCAATAGGGCTTAACGTGTGGCAGATATTACTGGATGGGGCAGAGGCACTTGGGGCGAAGATGCGTGGGGTGAACCCGATCTCGTCGATGTTACAGGTGTATCTGCAACTGGAGCCATCGGTACAGTCACGGTTACGGCGGGCGCAAGCACCTCTGTCACAGGCGTTTCTGCAACGAGCGCAGTGGGGTCAGTCACTGTATCGGCAGACGCTAATGTTTCGCCTACAGGCGTTGCTGGGACAGGGGCTGCTGGGTCTGTATCGGTTACGGGAGCAGCTAATGTTACGTCACCTAGTGTTGCAGGCACTGGCGCAGTCGGCTCGGTTTCCGTTAGCGCGGGTGCAAGCACTTCAGTCACCGGAGTATCTACGACAGGAGCGGTGGGATCTGTTTCGGTTGCCGCTTCTGCGAATGTCAGTCCTACTGGCGTTGCTGGCACTTCAGCCGCTGGCTCGGTTACGGTCACAGGTGCAGCAAACACTTCAGTCACAGGTGTTAGCGGAACTGGCGCTGCTGGTTCTGTTACTGCCACTGGCGCTGCTGGCGTTACTGCCACTGGGGTTAGCGGCACTGGTGCAGTTGGTTCGGTATCTATTACTGGGGATTCATCAGTTACCCCAACAGGTGTTGCAGGCACTGGCGCGGCTGGCACAGTATCTATCGAACTGGGCATCACAGTCAGCCCAACAGGAGTATCAGGAACAGGACAAACAGGAAGTGTATCAACTACATCCGATGCAAACGTCACACTCACAGGAGTCAGTGGCACAGGACAAATCGGGTTCGCGTTAGTTTGGACTCTAATAGATGATGCACAAACACCAAACTGGAGTAGTATAGATGCTTCACAAACGCCTAGTTGGTCAAGTGTGTCAACGAGTCAAACCCCAGAATGGGAAGAGGTAGCGTAATGGTTCGTAAAGTAAACAAAGTTATCAAAGGTTTAGAGAAAGCCTCAAAGACTCATAAGAAGCAAGCGCAGACGTTAAAGAAACACGTAGCTTCTATGAAGAAACCAAAGGGCAAAGGTCGGAGAAAGTAGATGGCAGTTTATACCAATGATTTACGCCTCAAAGAAATCGCCACTGGGGACGAAAGTGGAACTTGGGGCACCAGCACAAATACAAATTTAAGTCTTATTGCAGAGGCGTTTTCTTTTGGCACAGAAGCAATCACGACGAATGCTGATACTCATACTACTACTCTTGCTGACGGTTCTACTGATCCCGGTAGGAGTATTTTCCTTAAATACACTGGCACACTCGACTCTGCTTGCACCATAACTATTGGCCCTAACACTATAAGCAAGCTCTGGCTCATAGAGAATGCCACTTCCGGGTCACAAAACATCATCATCAAGCAAGGCTCTGGCGCGACTGTCACCATAGCCAATGGTCAAACTAAAGCCATCTACTCGGATGGGGCGGGAAGTGGCGGCGCGATGGTTGATGCGTTTCAAGACCTGTCTATTCCTGATCTGTTTATTGACGATGACCTGACGTTTACTTCTGACAG